AAAGAGTAAACTCTATTATGTCTTATGAGCTTACTCGTGGGTGTCCTTACACCTGTACGTTTTGTGATTGGAATAGTGGATTCGGAAACAAAACTACTCGGAGAAAAGAAAGTTATAAAGACGAAATTGACTTATTCCAAGAATTGGGATTGACAGGTATATTTTTGTCTGACGCAAATCTAGGGCAGTATCAAGAAGATCTAGATATGGTTAAGTATTTTGCAGGAAAAAATATTAACGAAGGTGTAGGATTTTCCTTAGATTATACAGTAAGTAAGCTAAGAAAGGAAAATAATGAAGAAATCGGAACTCAAAAATATTATTAAAGAATGTGTCCGTGAGGTCATCTTTGAGGACGGTATGCTATCAGGCATCGTTTCAGAAGTTGTCCAAGGTATGGGAACTGCATCTTTAGTACAAGAGCAAGCCAAACCACAGCAACAAGTTTCATCGGCAGCCAGAAGACAGCTTGCCGAAACAAAGAAGCAAATACTTGATGCTGTGGGCAAAAACTCCTATGAAGATGTTAAGCAGAGATTCACCAACCCAGAACTATTCGAGGGCACTAAACCAATCGTTGAGGGAAGTGGGCAAGGAGCACTTGCCGGCGTTTCCCCTAACGACCCAGGCGTAGATATATCAAACATTCCCGGCTTTGGAAGCTGGTCAAACGTCGCATCGACGACAAGAAAGTAGAATAATGAGAAACAACAGAAGAAACCAGAATAAACCACTCGAACCCTGTGTAACAGTACGTGCAGAAGATAATCACGGCGATCCCGACCGAATGATCCGCCGTTTCCGCAAGATGGTTAAGATGGAAGGAATCATCGAAGAGTGTCGTGAACGACGATACTTTAAGGCACCCAGCGAGAAACGCAGGGAACAAAAAGAAGAAAGACAAAGATTGATCAACAAGGTGAATAGACGTAGGGATGAACTACTTAAGCCTAGGGATCGATATAAAAAGAGGAGGTCGTAATCAATGGCTGACCAAACAGTTTATTACCAACACCAAAGGGCTGGATTAGGAAGCGTAGGCTCTTATCAGGCTGCCGGTACACCTTTCATGACAGGGAGTACCATCACTAGCGGCTCGCAAGTACAGATCAACTTTCCAAATGTAACAAGGTCTATCACCATTATCAATAAGGATGCAGCCAACGACGATATTCGTGTGCATTTTCAAGATAAGGACACAGCTAGAACTATTGCTGGGGAACATTATATCACTCTTGGCGATCTTAACTCTTCATTAACAATGAATATTAAGTGCAATAGCGTATTTTTGTCTGCTCCAGGCAACGACGCTACATTTGAAATGTTTGCTGAACTAACAGGGATCAACCCCCAGGCAATGTTTCCATTGACTGGATCAGGTATCGACGAATAATAGGAGGATAGTCAAATGGGCTTCGGTAGTGGCGGAGGCGGCTTTACCCCCTCACCAAACAACGTTCCTGGGAGTACCACAACTGGTACCGACAAGGATACTGATACACATCAATTTACAGGTTCTGTTGATATTACCGGGTCCCTGACTCTAAACGGCTCATCGATCACTGGTGGCGGTGGTGGCGGAACCCCTGGTGGCTCCGACACACAGATCCAGTACAATAACGGTGGTGCTTTTGGCGGTGCTTCTGGTCTAATCTACGACGATATAAATAACCGTGTTGGCATCGGCGTCGCCGATCCCGATTCTAAGATTGAGATTCTCAGTACAACGACTCAACAGAAATGGTCTTATGACGCTGATAGTTTTGCAACCCTAGCTGTTGCGGATAATAGTGAGGTAACCGTTGCAACAGGAGAAGCTGGCAACCTAATATTAGATGCTGGAGGAGATATCCGCCTGAATGCTGCCGGCGGCGATATTTCATTTAGAGAAAACGCTGAAGTCAAGCTTATCTTTGATATGGATACTGCTGGCGGCACAACCAAAATATATTCTGGTGTAGCCGGCGATGATTTAATCTTTGGGACAGCCCCAGGCGGTGCGGGAAATGTGCTCACTATCAAAGATGATGGAAAAGTCGGTATTGGGACAGGTACACCACTTCAAGCCTTATCAGTGAGCGGGAGTGCTGCCTTTTCTGGTGCTTTCGGCTCAACAGCGATTGAAACTCTCGCTGCTAACGGCACAATATCAGCAAACACAGGACTAACACTTGTTGATGCCTCTTCATCTCTTGCGGTGAATAATACTCTTATTTTCTCAATAGCAGACGGAACTTTTGCAGGGCAAGAAAAGAAAATTAGAGGATTAATTATCTCAGGCTCCACCGGAGCAAACTCTACAGGAATTAATATTTTTGGATCAAATATTGATTCTCCACCACTTCAAGGCGGGAACGGTCAAATTGTATTATCTAGTTCAAACCCAGCAGCAGGACCATCATTCGAACGAGCAGGATGTTCTTTGGTTTGGGATGGTTCAAAGTGGCTTGCTGTAGGAAATTATAATTTCAATATTAATAATACAAGTTTCTGAGGATAAGAAACATTTCTAGTCGTTTACATTTTTAATCTACTATTTATTTTGATGTAATATCATCAAATAAAGGGGATTATTTATGTCTAATATGCTAGAACAAGCAATCGTTGATGCAAAAGCTCTTCGTGAAGCTGCCGTCAAGAGTGCAGAAGCAGCCGTTGTAGAAAAGTACAACGACGAAGTAAAGAATGCTGTAAGCAAACTTTTAGAACAAGACGATGAGCTAGGTCTCGGCATGGAGCCAGAGCTTGGTATGGAACCAGAGGCAGACGTTGCTGTAGATAGCACTGCTATGGAACAAGTACCAATGGCTCATTTATCTGATGACGACGAAGATATTGTCGTTGTAGACCTTGACGATATTATTGCTGCTGCGGAGTCTGAAGAAGGCGACGAACCAGAAGTTGAACTTGATCGTGAAGAAGTAGCTGATGAAGTTGGTCTTCCCCTTGACGATGAAATGCCTGCTAACCGTGACGACGAAGAAGTTGAGCTTGATGAAAGTCAGCTTGTAAATATGTTTAAAGAACTGCTCGTCGTTGACGTCCCACAAGTTGAGCTTGATCGTGCCGAGGAAAGCCTCACACAAGATCAAGTTGAAGAGGACGAGAAGAAAGCAGAAACAACCAACACCGACGGAATGGATAAAGAAGATGCAGAAGCACTTATCCAATCCGAAGAACAAAACGAAGCCCTACAGAAGGAGAATGTTAATCTCAAGCAACTCCTCGGGCAAGTAAAAGAAAAATTACAAGAAATAAACTTGCAAAATGCAAGGCTATTATATGCGAACCGTGTACTAGGGGACTCCTCCTTGAATGAGCAGCAAAAGTCAAAAATTGCTGAGTTAGTTTCTACAGCACGCTCGGTAGAAGAAGCGAAGATGGTCTATGAGACTCTTCAAAAGACAATGGCGGGAATCAGCAATGAAGCCCCACAATCATTATCTGAAGCGGTAACAAAAAGATCATCAGTTATTCTTAGTGGAAATCGTAAAGAGGAACACACTACTGAGTCTAGTCCAACATACAACCGTTGGGCAACTCTCGCAGCAATTAACAAATAAAGACAAACAATTCATAAGGAGAATATAAAATGTCTGTACTAAACACACTCACCGAAGGCATAAGAGCACGCTCTCTTGCTAATGAAGGTGAAGCTCTACTAGAGAAGTGGGAAAAGACTGGTCTTCTAGAAGGTCTCGGCGACACTGCACGTAGCAACATGTCCCGTCTACTAGAAAACCAAGCTGCCCAGCTTCTAAAAGAAACCAGCACAATGGCTGGTGGGGATGTCGAAGGCTTCTCCGCAGTTGCATTCCCAATCGTTCGTCGTGTATTCGGCAATCTTTTGGCTCAGGATCTTGTATCCGTACAACCAATGTCCCTACCAAGTGGTCTAATCTTCTTCCTAGACTTCACTTTCTCTGCTGAAGGTGGAATGAATACTGATGGTAACCGTCTTGCACAGGCTGCTGGTACTTCTGTATATGGCGGCGGCGTCGTCGGCGCTCAGCTTACAGGTGGCGTCAACTTGGCTGACAACAATGGTCAGCTTTCTGCTTATACATTGAACAACGGTTACTCTAGTCCAACAGGTTCAGAAATCCAGAGCCCAGTAATTGTTGCTTCTGGTACATACGGTGATACTGATACATCCGCCGGCGGCACGTACTTCACTACATTGCAGGCTGATCCAGTGTTCGTTTCTGGTTCAACAAAGTACCTTGTTGCTACAATGGGTGTCCAGTCTGACCAAAACTTGGATGATTTCGTTGCTGT